GAGGCTGCGGGGACTCTTCAGGGGCTTCCAGCCACGTTCCGGAGCGACACGGTTGTACTCCTCGAAGATCTCCATATCAGTATAAACCGGAACACGGCTGCGTTTCAATGCAACAAGGTAACGCCCGCCGTCCTCCTCGATCTTCAGCGTGTTGCTGTTGCCGTACTTGCCGCTCACAAGCACACCGTAGTTGTCGGGACGGAACTTGCTTATCAGGGCTTTCAACCGGCCCACACTGCCCGGGAGGCTGTGCCCGTACACCGGACGCCACTCCTCACTCGTGACAAGCAGAAGCTCCCAAAGGTTACGGCGGAAACCGGTCAGCTTGTTATTGGATGAACTCAAGCGTTTGAACTCTTCCATCAGCGCGTTCAGCACCGAAGCGTTCCAGGTGTATTCCTTCTTCACATCCTCGGGAAGGGCGACCAGCTCACCGTTCTTGTCGTAACGGTACTCCTCAAAAAAGCGCTCGGCCTTCTCGTCTTTCTTCACTATGTTACGGATCATTTCTTCTCGCATCTGTTTCTCGGGCTCGCCATGGCGCTCAACCCAACGTTTCTTGTATTTCTCGGGAAGGGAAGAATAGGAATACAGGGCTACATTGCCCTCGCCACCGCCACGGTTGATACTTTCGATGTTACCGCGACGGACATTTTGGTATAAAGTTATATACTTCATCACCGGATTATCTCCTGAAGTAAGCTCTTCACAGGTTACACACAGTATATTATTATAGTATTCCATTTTCCGTTCTGTTATCAGTCCTCCAAATCATTCAAAGGGACATGCCTCTTCAACAGCCGTACTGAAGCCCCAAAGTTCAGTACAACAAAAAGCGCCCAAAGCAAATTGTCTTCACTCACAGAAAATATCAGACAGAAATTCAGACAGAAGTAAAGTACACAAAGGCGCTGCTTCCAGTTCAAGTGTATAAACCAGCGCAGCTGGTCACCGAACAATGCCATCAACTCACTTTTCATCGCTTTCCTTCTTTTCAGGGTTACCACCTACCTTGGTTCCACCGCGCTCGATGGCGAGCTTGCGGATGGAACGGGCCAACTTGCTGTTCTTGCGGAATGCAAGGGAGTGGGAGACCATTTCCCGGGAACAACCCAGCAAACCGGCTATTTTACCCACCTCACTGTATTCTACCACTATTCGTTCTTTCATAATTCGCTGATAAGTTAAATTATTGTAGCGGGCAGTCGCGGACTCGAACCACGGACCATGGCCTCTCCCTTGCGGGAGTTTGGCGTGTTCTACCAACTGAACTAACTGCCCCGGAAATCTATCGGAGTTCTTGTATGGCATCCTCCGGAACACATATCACAGTCCAAACCTGGCCATCTTTCATATAATCGACATTATATTCACGACCGAAAGTACAAATGTTATAGTCCCAGTCGCGGATTACACCATCAATGACTTCACCGTTCCTCTTGGTGATTCTCACACTTTGTCCCTTTTTAAATTTTGCTTCCATTATATCTTCGTTTTAAGTATATCAATATCAATTACATCCAACACGTTAGATGTTCTTAGGCTATTCACGATAAGGGTGGCTAATACTATACTGTTTTCTGCCATCCACCTCTTTGCTTGCCTGACAGCCACTTCCTTGCTGTACCCATCCGGAATAAAAGCCCCCAGATCATTATAACTCCGATCTGTCAATTCAAAATAATACCGTTTCATAACCTTCTATTTTTCTTCTTTTTATATTTCTCATTGTCACCTCAAGCCTTTTTTGTAGCTTTGGGGCGGTGTTCACACTTTGAACACGCTGCAAATATAAGGATAAAATTTTAACCTAAAAACAAATATGGGAGATATTTTGACCATAAAAGATAAAATTCTTGCCTTTTTAAAAGAGAAGGATATAAAAAAAGTAGATTTCTTTGAGGCTACTGGAATACAATCCAGCAACTTCAAGGGAAAAAATATGGCATCACAGCCTGGCGGAGATATGATAGTTAAAGTTTTAACCCTATATCCGGATTTATCTGCTGAATGGCTAATGAGAGGGGAGGGGAATATGCTTAAATCCAATAATACAGATGTCTCCCAAAATTCATATACTATACACCAAGAAATAAGCCAAGACAATAAGCAAGAAATCGAAAAATACAATGCCCCCCCTGAAATTGTGGATAAACTTCTCTCTACAATAAAAGAACAGGCAGAGGAAATAGGGATGCTCAAACAGACAATTACACAACTTAAACAGGACAAGTCGGGGCGTGTTTCAGATGCGGGGAGTTCAACACTTGCAGGTGCCGGATAA